TCTGTACTTGATTAACGTGCTTTTCAAATGGCGCTTTAATATCAGGCCATACCTTAGTCATGTCTCCGCCATGCTGAGCCATTAACTGTGGTGCTTCCCAGCGAATAGTGCCAGCACCAATAGACTTAATCTCTAACATAAGTGGATTACCTAGATTAACTAGCCAACCATCTGAGTGTCCTGAAATGCGTAGTGGCTCATAAAACAATGGAACTTCACGATACTCCAACGGACCATCATGACAATCAGACCCGCCCCAGAATTCTTCTTCACACTCAATGCAATACCACTTGCCATATAGGGTTCCCATTTCCTGAAACCACTTCTGCCACTTAGCATGGATAGCATGCCCTTCAGCAAACACGGAGTGTGTCTGTAACCTCATAACACGGTTGCTTATTGGTGCATGACCCTTTAAATGGAAGTAAGAAGCACGGTAGCACCACTCATCACTGACCATATCGGAGGGGTGTAGAACGTCTGTTCTACGGCTCATATCACGGGGCTTAGAGATTAGATGACGCTCTACAGAACCTATTACTCTGCTGTTCTTTTTAGCCACGTCGACGAATGCTTTCAGGGAGCCAGTAATTTGCTGGGGCTTGTTTGCTTTCATTGCAACAACCTATCACAACTTCTCCTCTGATACCCATTCTTTAAATGTTTTTCCTTCTTTATTTGCTTTGCGCTTTAATGCGTTGCGTTCACGGTGTGACATTCCACCCCAGATACCATGCTGCTCATCCATGCTATCTGCGTACAAAAGACACTGCTTACGAACAGGGCACTCTGGCAACCCATCTTTTCCATAGCACGTAGCTTTAGAAATGGTTGCTATCTTTTTATATTTTGCTTTGTCTCTTGGTGGAAACCAAAGCTCGGTATCCATGCCACGGCACTTAGCGTTATGACGCCATCCTTCTACGTGCCCGATGTCTTCGTACAATTACACTCCTGGAGGTAGTGGCGCAGCTCCAGGAAATCGTCTTCGGTTAACATTACGTAGTTCTCACCATCAAGGTGAAAGCCGAGGACAGGCATCCGACTCTCAACGATTGCTTCGTTGACAATCTTTTTTAGAACCGCAGCCTTAATGGTTACGGAGGTTTTGCCAGTCCACTTATGCTCTACGAGCAAATCGTCAGACCGAACATCGCCTTTACGACTCCAAAAGGCACCGCTTCCAGCTGAACGCTGTCCACCAATTGCCTTTGCAAGTCGGTCCTCGTGCTTCTTAGACTCTTTCTGTCCTTTAGTCCTCATCGGATGCTACAAACTTAGACCCTGCTTTAATAGAGTCCAGCACGTCGCGTTCTAAAGTTTCTTTAAGGTCTAACTCTTCCCGTATGGAGGCAAGCATAGCATCCTGTCCCATCCACTGTCGAGTCTCGCCTTGGAAGTCGTAGCGGTAGTAAGCACCTGCTCTGGTAATAACCTTGTTAAGGATACCCATAGCCATAATCTCTTTACCAAAGTCAATCTCTCCAGCAGGGATTTCTCCACCGTCTGCAAAGTAGAAATCAAAGACAGCAACCTGTGATGGTGGGGCTGACTTGTTCTTGATAACTCTAGCCTTAATACTCTGTCCTACACGGCGCTTATCCTGCCCAGTACCAACCTCAATCCACTCATCACGACGTACTTCCATGCGAGTAAAGAAAGCGTAGTCCTTGCCTAGGCCACCTGGGGTAGTGCGAGGGTCGCCATACATAACACCAATCTTTGAACGCCACTGGTTGATTAGGATGCCAATGAACGGGCGCTCAGCCTCAATGAGGGAGCGCTTAGATGCCTTACCTACCTTGCGGAAGAACTTGTTAGTAAGAAGCGCTGAGCGTCCTACAGTAGATTCCTCCATCTCCTTATCGTCTTCTGCTGAAGGGACCAAGGCAGGTAGCGAATCAATAACAATACAATCGACCGCTTTAGACCCAGTAATCTCGATGACTGTTTCATAAGCTTCCTCCATGATGTTAGTAGAAACTACATATAGACGGGATACATCTACACCGCAAAGCTCTGCATACTCTGGAACCCACTGCTCTGCTGCAATCCATACCGCAGTAAAGTTAGGGTCCTTCTTTTGATTAGCAGCAATAGTCTTCAATGCAATAGCGGTCTTGCCGTTGCTCGCTTCACCGATAATCTCATGCCACTGATTGGTAGGCCACCCACCACCTAGGGCTACATCTAATGACACTGAGCCAGTAGTCAAACGACCAATGCCTTCGGTAATCTCTGAACCGATAACGATGGTGTCAGAGCCGTACTTCTTATTAATCTTTGTTATTAGTTTAGTTAGTTCGGCATTCATTAAATGTGTCCAATGATTGTAGTTGGGTTAAATCCACCAGATGAAACTTGCTTTGCTGCTTGAGTAGGTCCTCCACCTTGATTACCTACAACACCTTTACCCATACCCGAACCACTTTGAGTAATTGGATATCCGCAATCGTAGCATCGCTTACGTGATTCAGGTGTTGCGCCACCATAGTTACCACTGCCACACCCTGGGCAACGCTCTGCTTGCGGTGTTGCTTGCTGTGTAGGCGGATACTGTGGCTGTGAAGGCTGAATGTATGTAGCAGGCTGTGGAGCTACATACTGTGGTGTTGGGGCTGCTTGCTGTGGTGCTTGTGTGCCTAACTTATTTGCCCACCAATTACTGCTCATCTAGTACTCGATTCTCCCACTCGGTCTTCTGTATATCGCCTGGCTCAATTAAACCTATTTCCATAGCCGAAGCGAAGGCTCCCATGATAGCGGATAAGCTGACAACTTTATACAGCACCCGCATAGTGTCTAATTCACGCTCAATTTCGTCGGCATTGTTAGGGTTGTCTTTAGTAATCTCATCTACCTGTACACCAGTAATAACGTCTGCTGCAATGTCAGCCATGGCATTTAAATAAGGAAGTAAGTAGGCGATGTTATCCATACGCTCATCAGAGTCTTCACGCTCTTTCTCGTCACCTTCTTCACTAGCCCTATTAAGGCCCATGATTTCTACAACCTCGTTAGGTTCTCCTAACTCTGTGTCATAGATATACCAACGAAGGATGGTGCTAAGAGGAATGTCCCTAGTAAATATCTGAAAGTCTTCTTCTCTTTTTTTAAAGCGGTCAAAGAAACTCACTTGGCTTCTCCCCACCGTTGTACGACCTTAACGTCTGCAATCAACGGTACGTCTAGCATATTGATTCCTTCCATCGCTTCTCTAATTGCTTCCTTTGTTTCATCAACTAGATGGTCAGGTGTAATGGTGACCAATTCATCGTGGACTGTCAATAGGATGTGTGATTCTTTTGGAATCATCTGGTGTGCCCTAATCATAGCAAGCTTCATGATGTCAGCAGCAGAGCCTTGGATGCGTGTATTAAACGCCTGGCGCTCAGCGCTACCCCTCTCCCCAAAGTTCTTAGAGTTAATCTCAGGGATGTAGCGCTTACGACCCATGATAGTGGTGACGTAGTTCTTGACCTTAGTAGCGCCAATAACTTTAACCCTGTACCGATTAATGTTGGCAAACTTAACAGCAAAGTCACTGAGCAGGTTCTTAGCCTCTGTAATAGAACACCCAATAGAACGAGCAATCTTGTCTGGACCTACACCATACGCCATAGCAAGCACCAAAGTCTTACCACCCTGACGATTAACACCCATTACATCACCAACGGTTGTATAGATATCACTACCTTCTCTATAGTTTTTTAACATAATAGGGTCCTGAGACATCGACGCAATGATTCGTGGCTCAATCTGTGAGTAGTCAGCAACTACTAACTTGTAGCCTTCTGGAGCGTAGAAGAGGTTTCGAATAGCTTTTCCGTGAGCTGTGGCTGGATTTGGTACGTTCTGTAAGTTTGGGTTACGGCTAGAGAAACGACCAGTCTCTGCGCCATGTTGGATGAAGTCGCAGTGTAAACGACCTTTGACGAGGAGACTGTCTTTGACTTCAATCTTAGATTTTCCACCTGTGGTTCTGACAACTTCGCCTCCTAGATATGGGATTACGTAGGTGCTTAACAACTTGTTAAGGTCTGCGTACTCCAGCAATGCTTTTACTAATGGGTCCTTCTCACGGTATGGCTCAAGCGCCTCTGCTGATACAGAGTAGTCAGATACTTCTAACTCTCTACCTTCCATGTCCTTCTTAATACCTTTGCCTGTAAGAACCTTAGGCTTTAATCCGCGACCGCCCATGTCCTTAGATGTGTACAGCAACTCTTGCTTCTCTGGATTAGAGTTAAGATTAAACACACGACCAGCTACTGAGTAGATGGTCTCTCTTGTTGCCTCAATGTCTTTTTCTAACTGCTGATGTAAATCACCTAGCGCGTTCTCATCAATAGGTGCTCCTGCCAACTTCATATGGCAAAGGACTTCTAGCACGTCCATCTCTAGCTTCATGATGTTGTCTACATCTGCAGCATTAATCTTTTCTTTTACTACCTTCCATAGAGCAAAGGTGTACTTAGCATCTAGATACGCGTACTTAGCAACAATATCAAAAGCATGTATCTCTACCTGTGCTCCAACACCCTTAGTCATCTTGTACCCAAGCTCACGCTCTAAGCAATCATCTAAACCACACTTGTTCTTATTGCGGTTGTCGTAGATAAACGAGCCAACCATGGTGTCAAAATAAGGACCTGATGGAATACGACCACCTAAGTACTTTGCTACAGATGTAAGGTCAAAGACTAAGTTGTGACCTATAGTTAAAATCTCTTCGTTAAAAAACAACGGCTCTAAAGCTTTAAATACCTCTGTTGGGTATAGCTGTTGTGGGGCTGGACCAAAGACCTGCGTGGCTTTCTTATCGTCAGCCGAGTAATCCGCTTCTCGTACTTCTAAACCTTTGTCTTTGCGCTTTTGCCCTTGTCCTGTAAGCGGACGTATAGTTTCAATAAACTCACCATTGGGATGTCCCATTGGGATTACATCTCCACGACCATGTGTAGCAAAGCTTAACCACAGCACTTCATTAACTACTGTGACTCCACGGCGTGGGCCTACTGTTTCGCAGTCATACGCATACGCGTCCTGCTTAAGATAGTAAGCCACCATCTCATCTAACTGTTCTTTAGTCGTAATAATGTTCATAGGTTCCTTAAATAGAAGAAGGCTGGGGGTCTTAGCACGTGTTGCCCCCAGCCTACTACTAGAAATTAGAGAAGGGAGTTGGCAATTTCTTCAAGCTCTTCCCAAGTGTGCTCCTTAATTACAGAGCGCTCGAAAGGCTTGATAGCTGCTACGCCATCTTCTGCCATCTTCTCATCAATGCCCCAGTCTTCTAGGAGGTCGCGTGGCTTGATTGAGTTAAGGTTGTAAACAGTCTGTTGCATCTTGCCTGTACGGCTGATTGCCCAGTAGTTCTTGGTCAATGGACCTTGTGGTGAAAACTCTGCAGAGTGAAGTGTCTTATACAAACGTGGGCTTGCAATTAGCATCTGACGTTGTACACCTGAGGGTGTAATAACGGCAATTGTAAATGCTCGCTTGTCTTCAGGCTTGCTGCCAAGCTTTGTGCACAATGGGTCGTTAGCCCCAAGAGAAACGTATGAACGCTTACCAACAGTTTTTTGCTGTAGGAAGTGTTGCTTGTAAATTGCAAAAGGACCGTTTTGGTCGATGAACTTAATTACTGTGAACTCACCATCAGTGAACTTAAACTCTGTTGGAAAGTCACCTGAAGAAGTTGAGAGCTTATCTGCTGCATCCCAACCTGATTGTACTGCTGAAGATGTTGCTTGCTCTGGACGACCCTCGACAACTGCGTCGATTGTAAAGTCATCAGTAGCAGGCATGTATTCATCTGTTCTATTGATAGCCATTTGTTTCCTTTGTTTTAGTGGTTTTTATTTAGTTTCTTCTGCGCGGATGTTACTCCACGCCTCTGCAATTGCATCAGTCAATTGCTGGTTGGGCCACTTTATCCTAGTTTTATCTAGGGCGCCAGCCTTTCCAAACAACGTAACTGCTGCGTCAATCTGGGACCGTGAGTATAACCTACGGCCTTTGATTTCCTTTCCCGTGGCATCTTTCTTATCACCTAAGCGATAAGAGGGAGCAGGTAGATAACCCTCTTTCATCCAGTAACGGATAGTAACAAGTGGGCGACCTAACGCTACCGCTAACGCACCAATGGTGTAGAACTCCATGTCCCTACCATTAGGTAACGTCTTCTTAATTGGATTGATTGTCCAATCAGAATCTTTTTTATTTACCTTCTCTTCTTTTACGCGACGCTTGCGCTTACTGTTTGGATAGTACTCATCCAAATCAGATAAGAAGTTGTCAATCTTATCGGTCATTTACTTCCCTACGATGAACGCGTAACTTACCTTAGATGGGAACATAGTATCAATGTCTTCTTCTGACAAGTGACCGTTATAAAACGCAGCCATGATTGCTGATTCATCAAGGGTGGGAATCATTTTAATACAGGTATCTTTAATACCTTTTTTGTTAAGAATAATTTCTGCAGCAGCAAGGTCTAGGTTTTTAGATACACGACGTTGCTTCATTATCTGCTGGTCTTCATTGTAGTTAAGAACAATGTGACCTTTTTCGTCTTCTACACCAAACTCATCAATAGTTTCAGTGAGGCGCTTTTTAATAATTGTCTGACGTTCTGTCAGTTGTGTAATCTGGTCTTTGAGAACTGTAAACTGTTTTACATCTTCTACTACGGCATCTTGATTCATAAGTTTCCTAACGTTTAGGTTGTTAGGACAGAACTTAATGGATGCCTAGAAGGCTGTCAAGTTATTTAGCACCCTTAGCGCGATGTCCTCTAAAACCTGTTTTCTTTTTATTCATAGAGCCTGGCTTCTTGTAGCCAGCTCCGTTAGGAGTAGCTGCCTGGCGTTGTTCTAAAGCCTTAGCAATCTTATCGTGGTGTTTTCCCATTTGATTAGTCTTCTTTAATATAGGTTTCTAAAGCATCAATGATAATGCTGGTAACCGTAATCTTTTCAGCTGCAGCTTTCTTCTGGACAGCAGTCCATAGCTGGTCTGATACGCGGATGGTACGCGTCGGAGTCTTAGGTGCGTTAGGCATTGTATAAGTGTACACACCCAACAATAGGTGTTGGGTGTAAACGCTCCCCACCAAGGACTCGAAAAGCTGGCAGACTAGGGGTCGAACCTAGAAGTCTCCTGGTCCAGAGCCAGGCGTGTTGCCAGTTACACCATCTGCCATTGGGTTTA